TGCTACTTGTTCAGCAGTCGGGCGTCCGGGGAAGAAAGCGTCTTTCATGCCCTCAAAAAATCCAACATCGTCACCGGGAGTAACAGCACCTTTAACACTCTCAAAGAAGCTGGGCTTTTGATAAGCCTCTATGGTTTTAATAGCGCCTTCTTGGGCCGCGGCTTGAGCTGTTTGTTCTGCTGTTTGCTGGGCTGTTTGTTCTGCTGCTTGTTCTGCTGTTTGCTGGGCTGTTTGTTCTGCTGCTTGCTGCGTAGTCTGAGTTACCGCATTTTGGGCAGCGGCAGCATCTGCACCTCCGGCGACCGGCGTAGGAACAAATTCACTAAAGAACTGCTCTCCAAAGCCACTAATACTTCCGCTCTTCACACCTTCCGTGAAAGCACTTGCTGTTTGCGATAAACGTGCGCCCGGGGAAGCTAGTTCGGCTTTTACGTTTTCAAAAAACCCTGCATCGCCCGTAAATCCTTTGGCTAGACCACCAATAGCACCACTAATCAGTGCCGCTTTCAGGGCGTCTTTAATACTGCCGCCGTTAATTAGCGTTCCGATACCAGAACCTAGCGCGGCACCATAGACAGCGCCGAGAGGCGTGAATGACAAAGCGATAGGCAAGACAATCGGAGCGATCTTCTTGACCACTTTAACAACCGCCTTCACTATTTTCTTAATGGCTTTGCCAATACCTTTAAAAAGTTTCTTAATAAAGAACTCAGGAAGACCCGTCGTCGGGTTGATGTCGTTGGTTTCGGAACCAACCACGTAAGCTTCAGGGTCTTCGACCCCAGCTTCAGCAAGAATGTCGTAAATGCGCTGCTTCATTACCTCGTCTTGGAGGAATTGTGCCGGGATAACTAATTCACCCTCGGCCACGTGAGCCAGCATGTTGTCTTCGTTGCGGCCATATTTGGCCATGCGCTCTGCAAGCGCAGGAAATTGAGCTATACCGTCATCGCCAAAATCAGAGGCTTTTTCGCCATACACCTCTTCTAATTCGTCATCGTCCATGACGAAATCAGCGATACCACCCTCGGGAACGGTTAACTCTTCCATTTTTTCAGCTACTTCCGCCATTATCCCGCTCCACCAGTAATATTTTCAGGCATAGTTACCTGTATCATTGTACTTCTCTTTTCCCCACCAGTCCATGAAGAACCGCACTGTGGGCAGTTCCCATCGGGGTAAGAAGCGATTTCTTCCGGTGTATCCACTTCGTTTTGACAACTAACGCAATGAACCACATCCCGGCTTGTTGAAGGTCTCCACTTGCTGCCGTTAGGCATAATAATAATTGTTTCACTCATGATATTGTTACCGTGACACTGCCCACGGCCCCCGTTGCTGACACCCCACGAGAGTGGGGTTTGTTTGCAAGCGCAATTTTTAAGAAACCGTCTACCTGAAAAACGCCGCCGTTTTCCAAGCCAAAATCGTCTGTCTGCAAATCGGTTAATGTAAGACTTGAGGCCCGCCACGGACCCGGGTTGTTAACTTGGTTCAAAAATACAGAGAAGGCACGGACAATTTCCGCCTGATACATCTGATCGTATTCAGCAGGTGCATTCGGAAATAGCGGTTGTACCAGTCCTCTACTCATCGGCGGCCATCCTGCCGCATGTCTACGCGTGGTGTGCCCAAACGCCACCCCACACCGGTTTCATCGGAGGCTATCTTGAATGCAAAAGACCGACCGCGCAGTCGTATGTTTACTTCGTTTGTAAACTGCTCGACTGGCACCGTTGCACTTCGCGTCACCGGGCTATCTGTCGTCGATGAATACGCCGCACCGGGCCAATTTCTGGTCTGCAAAGTAAAATCTACGCTTGGTGATTCGGCAGTAGAACCGTTGAAAGTCACATCCGGAATCAATCGGCTGAGGAAAACAAAATTGTCTCCAGCACCAATCGACATCTGGCTGCTTTCAATGTAAGCGTCTATAGAAGCTGGCGGATTGACACTTCCATCGTCTGTTCCAAACTCATGGAAGTACAAATAGCCATCTAAAGAAGCCGCAATGGGGTACTGATTGATGCCTCGATCCAACCAAACAGACCGCGGCAAAGCTCCGTAATACCAAACTTGTTCTTGGTAGTTATAAACGACGTATTTGTCGATATTGTCGGAGTCTGCGGACGGATAAAACCACCAAATTTCAGAATAAGCAGAGTTTACGCCGCAAGTAACTTTTTCCTTTTGGCTGACGTTAAAGTCGTTGAAGACATAAGACCGCACCGAACAAGGCAGCTTTTGAACTTGCCCGGTATACATATAAAAGTCTTCTTCACCCATCCAAAAAACGAGATCGTCTACGGCAACCGCGGCCAAGGGGCCTGCAATTGTCACGTTTGTCGCAATTTCGTTGATACCAAAGGTAAAGGGCGGCCCCAAATACTGCATTGCGTGAAGCGAAACGTTAGTAAACACCAAGATTTGTTGGCGTGTTTCGAGAGCCGTGATGATCTCAGAACCCGTACCGATTCGTAGATCACCTGCCGTGTTGGTTGCAGCCGCCGACCACACCAACGGGTTTTCTTGATCGGAAAAACGAATCAATAGGGGGTCTTGCGTACCAATGTTGTTCTCTGGATCGCAACCAAACACGATTACGTGCCTGTCACGGTCAGAAATTAGAACCTGTTTAGCAATCGTAGGCGTTGTAGCGTCAGCCCCGGCAAGGTCAGAAAGCGCCACGGCCCGTGTAAAGGGTGCCGAGCTGGTCGATTTATCCCAATAGTAGATACCACCATTGCGGATGTTGATAATCAGATCTTCACCAAAGTTGTCATGACTCCAAATACGCAAGGTATCGCCAATGGCAGTCAGAGTAGCACCCGAACCCCACGCTCCGCGGGACCAAGCGCCTGCACCCCAGCCTGTACCCGCAACCGTGGTGTCCAAACCGGTCTGCACTTGATAAGTGCCTACAACAGAAGCGCCGCCGTTACCGGTGTCAGAGCCATCCGCTACAACAGGGACCGGCGTGTATTGCCCATCAATCGTAATGTTAGATACAGTGTCTACCTCACGAGCTACAATCTCGTAAGTGTTATTGTTTTCTACGCGAGCAATCTGGTATTCTTGGTTAAGAACGTCTGCTGTAATCTGACCACCAAGGCTCACTGCACCAGAAAACGTTACAAAATCGTTTTCATTTGCGCCGTGGGCATTGTCAGTGACAGTAATCGTAGAAGAGCCGTTGGTCGCGGCAAACGTCACATCGCCCGCAGCCGTTGTTTCACGGATCGGGGTAATATCGGAGTAACCGCCACCCTCGCTAATGTAATACTTGAGGTGCGTACCTACGCCGATGTAGCTAGTTCCGTCTAAAGCAACAAACGGATGAAGCGCCCGACAGGTGCCGAGAAAGCTTCTGCCTGAAAGGCGATTCCAGCCCCCGATTTTTTCGGGCGTTCCAAACCTAAACCGCACTTTGTCACAGTCAAACCAACCCCCCTCATTGGTATATGAGGTGGTTTCTCTATTTACACCCGGTCTGAACTGTAACTTTTGTAAGGGCATATCATCCGTTCACTACTTCAGCTTCTTCAGCACTCTCCGCTTCAGCAAGAGACGCTGTGAGCATGTTGACAAAAGCCTCACGGCCTACGTTTAGCTGATCCATATTAAAGACTAGGCTTCATGCCGCCGCAACTGCTGTTACCGAGCCGATCATTACAACACTTCATTATTCGGGCTTGTCCGGCCAAGTTATCGTGCTGGGAAATCCAGCTTGCTGTGGTACGTCCCGTAGAGCCTGTCTGTACGTTGCCATAGCCTCTGTCATGGTTACATCAGATAACCCGTAGTGGTCAGTAGCCTTTAACAGTTCGTCCCGCGTAGCTCGTTCTGTGGACTCCAGAGCGGCATTGTCAGCGGCTACCTTGGCGTCTATCTGATCCTGTACGGTTACAGTGGTTTCTACACCATCCTCGTCAGTCTCAGTGTATTCGGTAAACATCTCTTGAGTTACCCACTTTTCTTGCCATACACCGTCGACTTGCTCTACGCCATCTTTGACAGCTACTTGCCATTCGCCAACGTCAGGTGCCGCAGTCTTTGTTACCCGTGCCACACCCAAGGCTTCTAGGGTTGCATCAGTCCACGATGAAGGCAGAGACATATGCTTGTTTTCTTGTTGTAACTGTATTTTTGTTTTTGGCGTTCTAGTAGCCACTTCAACAAATAACATATTTGTCTCCTCTTAAAACTTGGGTAGCGCCGCATCAGGCGGTGTAAAGCTAGATGTGTAACGGGCTATGCCTTTGGTAATTCGGAAGTCGTCTATAAAGCCATTAAGTAAATAAGATGCACTGTACCAACCGCCTATTGTTAAATAGGTGTCTGAATAATTAGTGCTATCACTGACAGAAATTAATTCAGTTCCGTCAATATACAGCTTGGTAGTTGAGGAATTTCTAACATACGCAACATGATACCAAGTATTTATTGAGGGAGCCGCCGCTGTAGCCGTTTGTTGAGATGTCCCATAATAAATAGCCCATTTACCGTTGCCGTTATTAACTCCTGCGGCGGGGCCTCTTACAGCCGAATTTAAATACCCGTTAGATATTTGAAACATTCCTTGACCGTTGCCTACCGGATTTGTTCCGATATACAACCAGCCTTCAATGGTAAAATCGCCTGTTCCTAATATAATGTCATCTGTTGGAGGTACTGCTAAATAATCCCCAGTTTCATCAAACTCTATTGACCCTGTGCCGTACTTTTTAACGGCTGTGTCAATCTGAGCATTACCTACAGTATCTAGGTTGTTGATGCCTGTGAGGTCGTAGATGCCAGCGTCTTGGAAGTTTAATAGTACTTGCGGAGGAATATCCGTTAAAGTATATTGATATACAGCATCGCCACTATTAGAAATCATATACAGTGCGCTTCCATCGGGCTTTAAATCTATTCCTGCTGGATCAACGGCTTGCGCGCTAGAGTCAAAAACTAAAATATCAACCGAAGATGCTGTTGAAACATCCCACGCCGTAGACAGCGTGTATTGATTAATATCGTCTCCAGTCTGACCGCAGACAAACATTTTTGTTCCGTCTGAGCTAAATGTTAAACCTGTTGGCACGGTTTCTTGAGACGTAACACTAAAACTTTTAGACGCATAACTAGCCGTGCTTATGTCATTGGCCGTGCTAAGAGTGTATTGATAAACTCTACCAGCATCTAAATCTAAATAATAAAAATCTGTACCGTTTGAGCGCATAAAAGGCTCAATTGGACCGGTTCCAGCGTCAGTGCTAGTTAATAAAGATTTGTTTGCGTAGCTGGCTGTTGATAAATCCCACGCTGTAGATAGGTCATACTGAAAAATTTTGTTGTTTGTGTTTCCAGTAATGTAAAGTTTTGTCCCGTCTGATGAAAACACCAGACCGTTTGGAACACTATCTTCAGAACTTACGTCTAACGTAACGGAATCAAAACTAGCAGTAGAAACATCCCATGCAGTGCTTAATGAATACTGACCAACACCATCGCCAGTATTGCCGATTACATACATTTTAGTTCCGTCAGATTTAAACCTTACGCCTTGTGGATTACTTTCTTGGCTAGAAACACTAAAACTTTTACCGCTGTATACGCCATAAGTTAATGAGTTTGCAGATCCAGCAAGATTACCTAAAGGAGCTGTAGGTGGCGTAAATGAAGAAGTGTATATGGCAACATCTGGGAAGTACCTAGCGTCCCCCACATACATGTTCATGTTAGTGCCCGTTAGACTTGTATTAATGGCGTTAACAGTAAAGCCTGAGCTTGCAGTCGAAAAGGGGCCAGAGGCGTTAGCTGTTGTAGCCTTTAAATCACCATCAATAAAAATCCTTTGGTTTGTTCCATCCCAAGAAGCGGCAACGTGAATCCACCTGTAAGTACCGATCGCACCAGTAGCAGTGCTGATTATGTAACTTACTCCACCGTTTGTGCTTGAGTAAAAAGCAATGTCTCCGTTGTTGCCAAGTACAAACATCCAACTTCGTTGATTACCACTAGCAGTCCATCGGCTAATTACGAACCCTTGACCCGTCACGCCTATATTATTATCAGGCATATCAGTTACATATATCCACGCTTCCGCAGTCATGGCTCCAGATACGTCTAACGCTGAATTATCAGCAATAGTTAGATATTCATTAGAGTCAAAGTTTGCAGAACCGCCATCAACCGTTATGTCTCTTGCTTCGTCATTCCTAAACGGACTGAACGGGGTTACTTTGGGTGTGCCGTTTACGGTTACTGCGTGATTGTTTGTGCTTTCGTCTACAAATGTGTTGGACTGACAGGTGAGCAGAGATGTGCCAGAGATTGCAGTTAGTGGCGCGGTTGGTGGGGTGAAGGCTGAGGTGTAAACCGCAGTGCCGACTACAAGCCTTGCATTACTTAGATACCCGTTCATTGGTGCAGCAACATAGCCGCCACCGCTGCCGACGCCCATCGAGTTTGAGGAGTTGTTAATGGTCACGCCCGTAACGTCAACAGTTCCGATTGAGGCTCCGTCCTGATACAGCGTAATTGTGTTGCCGTTCCTGACGGCAGCCAAATGTGTCCACTGGTTAAGAACGACATTGCTTGCCGCTGTGATTGTATACGCCGTGGTTCCAGACCGAACCTCAAAATACAGCTTTGAAGAAATTAGGGCCAACTGAAAACTTCTATTTGAAACGCTGTTTTGAATTTGCCCAAAAAAATACTGGTCAACGGAACTGTTGAAATAAGCCCAACATTCCACTGTAAAATCGCCAGCCCCCAAATTAAACGAT